TGTATTCGTTTTTTTATTGATTTCACTCATACTTTGCAATATATATATATTAATAAAGATTAAAATTATTATATCCAAGTTATAAGTTGTAACAAGTCTGGTGTGAGAAATGGGCGGATAATTGTATACATACTTTTGATATATATAGAAGGGTGAACGATCCGAATTTCCAGTAAATGTTTACCGTATTTCTTCTTAAGTAAATTTATCAGTCCTAGTGCCGTCGCTATTTGCATAGAATGCTTCATGTCAAATCCCTCGCTATCGAATATCCAAATCCAGGGATGTTCACCGTTCGCTTCCAATAGTTCTTCGTAGTGTCGCAAAATGCCCTTCGTATCCCAATATTTGGTAGCTTTTGCAGGACATGTATAATAACTACGTATATCGCCGTCTAACCCAACTAAATAAAAGGAATGACTACCTGGCTCTTCATCACATATAACACACATAAATATCATTGGACGTATTATTTTATATCTATATACGAGTGATTGTTTATCATATTTTGTATTTTTTGAGATTTATCGTGTTATATATATGGATGTTCAAAGTGCATGTTTTTTTCAAATGAAAAACTTTTTTCAGATTTTCACTTTTGGACATTTTTAAAAATGTCCAATTTTCATTTTCTCAGAAAAGTTTTTTCTTGCAAAAACACACTTTTTCGGTTCATAGCATAATGCAGTAAAACACACTTTCACCCAATGAATTTGGCTGCATACTTTTTTTATTGTTTTGTCAAATATCGGTTTAGGAACTTTTTTCTGTTAACTAATATATTAACATATGTTAACAAAAAAAGTTCCAAAAAGTTCCAAAATGTATGTTTGTAAATCGTGTGACTATAATACCGTAAGAGAGAGTCAATACGATAGACATTTAATGACTGCAAAACATAAGAAGTTAACATTGTTAACAAAAAAAGTTCAAAAAAGTTCAAAAAAGTTTATTTGTGAATCGTGTGACAAATGCTACAAATCGCGAGTTGGTTTATGGAAGCATAAACAATTATGCAGTGATGCGATGGATGTCTCTTACAATACGGTTGACAAATTGGCACTACAAAGCAGTGAAATTACGATTCAAACTACCGAATCTAATACGGTAATAGAGCTAATTCGTCAAAACCAAGAGTTTAAAGAATTGATTATGGAACAAAATAAACAACTCATAGAGTTGGCTCAAAAACCGACAACCACGAATAATAATATGAATACCATTAACAACAATCAAAAATTCAACCTGAACTTCTTTTTGAACGAACAATGTAAGGATGCGATGAATATGTCGGATTTCTTAGAAAATATGCAATTGGATATAGAAGATTTGACTGAAACGGGTCGTCTAGGATACGTAGGAGGCATTTCTCGCATTTTAGTGAACAAATTACGCGAAATTGATACATACAAACGACCCCTTCATTGTACAGATATGAAACGTGAAATATTGTATATTCGCGAAAACGACGAATGGTCAAAAGAAGACAATTATAAAGAAACCCTCAAAGAATTGGTTGACAGAGTGGCCAATAAAAACTGTAAAACAATGTCCCAATGGACAGAAGAGCATCCCAATTATACGGAAATGGATTCGTTTGAAAATCAAGAATTCATGAGACTGTCAAATGCTATATTGGGAGGATTTGGAGACCAAGAATGCAAACAATTCCGTGATAAAATAACGAGAAATGTAATAAAAGAGGTTGTTATCCATAAATTGTAAAGTGCATGTTTTTTTTAAAATGAAAAAGTTTTTCGAAAAATGAAAATTGGACATTTTTAAAAATGTCCAAAAGTCAAAATCTCAGAAAAGTTTTTTCTTGAAAATATGCACATTTTCGGTTCAAAGCATAATGCAGTAAATCGGTTTTTTGAACAAATAATTTTACTGCATAAAAAAAAATATATTTTCTTAGAAACCAATTTAGGCATTTTTTTCTGTTAACTAATATATTAACATTTGTTAACAGAAAAAAATGCCGAAAAATGCCGAAAATTTATGTTGCGAAAAATGTAACTTTATTTGCAGCAAACAGAGTAACTATAACAAACATCTACTCACTGCAAAACATAAAAAGTTAACATCGTTAACCAAAAAAATGCCAAAAAATGCCGAACCGTTATTATGCGAGATTTGTAATAAGCACTACAAATCACGAGTGGGATTATGGAAACATAAACAACGATGCAGTGATGGATTCATTCAACCTTCCCAAGAAGAAGAATTGACGAACAATGCTCCAAATATGAATGTTTTTGTGGATATAATAAAGCAAAACCAAGAATTCAAGGAATTGTTGACAGATCAGCAACAAGAAATCCAAGAATTACATAAACATATCATTGATGCAGTGAAACATACTGGGAACAATATTCATCATCAAACGATTAACAACAATCAAAAATTCAACTTAAATTTTTTCTTGAACGAACAGTGTAAAGATGCTATTAATATGTCTGATTTCTTAGAAAATATGCGTTTGGATATAGAAGATTTGACTGAAACTGGCCGTCTTGGATATGTAGGGGGTATTTCGCGTATTTTGGTGAACAAACTCCAAGAAATAGACGTATACAAACGACCACTTCACTGTACAGATATGAAGCGCGAGACATTGTATATCCGTGAAAACGACGAATGGTCAAAAGAAGACAACTCCAAAGAAAAACTCCAAGAAATCGTGGACAAAGTATCTAATAAGAATTGTCGGAACATCAAACAGTGGACAGACGAACACGCCGAGTACAATGTATTTGATTCTCCAGAAAACCAGGAATTTTTGAAACTGTCAAATGCGGCGTTGGGTGGGTTTGGCGAACAAGAATCCAAACAATTCCGTGATAAAATTATTCGTAATGTTATCAAAGAAGTGATGGTTCATAAACATATCTGATTATGTATCCATTGATTGAACCAACTGTAGTTTCCGCATGGTATTTTCAAACTGTGTTTCCTTTTCCAAATTCGCAAACAAATAGTCGGTGGTAGGAACGTGTTCGTTTTCGCGTAACTGTTTATAAACACGATTAATATTGTTAGTTACATTCGAAACGATCGTTTTATTTGTAACGAGCTCAACATTATTCGGGACGTGGTCGGTTAAGAGTGAAATCGCGAAATATAGCAAGAATCGGCGCCGTTTACAAGAAGCCGTGGTATATTTAATACAAAACAGTTGAAATAATGACTGGAGTAATTGAGAAATATATACAGAATCCTTCTTTTCACAGTAAAAAAACAGAATATCCCATAGTATCCATATACAGTCTGTTCGGTATTTGCTTTCTACCTTTACAAAATCACGGGGTTCGCCGAAACATGGTTGTTTCTTTTTTCTACAAATTAAATCAAAGTCCAGAATCCATTCTATCCAATAGCATGCGTTCCTCATATTTAATCGGTCTTCCGATACATTGTAAGCGAACTCATTCAATGCGATATACAATTCATTCGGGTCGTCTTTCATAAATGAATCCGCTGCGTATTTTACGCTTGGAGCAAGTAGGCGCTCGGTCATTTGGGTGATATCGTATTCTTCGCGGCGATTGATTTTAATGGCTTCAAAACTGTTTTTCTTTGACGATATTACCAGAACACTGATTAGTTCAGCGAATAATTTGCGAATAACGGGGTGGTTTCTTAATTGTAATTCATTCAGCATTTCACCTTGGTTCAATATGCTACGAAATACCTCATACCGTTTTTCTAAATAAATCACTATTTTTGGATTTCCAATATGTATATATTTACCAACAAAAAATAGAATAGATTCCCATACATCCATAAAATGACCTGCACATATTAGTTCGGCGGTCCAGTAACACGCAGGTTCTATTTTATTATTCAACATAGCCCTGATTAATTCGTTTCTTACTAACAGTTTTTTGTATTCCGAAAAGGTAACGCCTCTAAATTCTTTCGGTAATCGCATGTCATTAATTTCACTACTGTCTGAAACACTTGGCATATCGTCGTCCATGTTGTAAAAAGTGGATTGATTATATACACAACATAAAAAAATACGACGATTCGTGCGTATTGTATGATAGTTTATTTATTATATTTTACTTATTGGGTAATCAACCGAGGTGCTACATTAATTGTTTGTAGTTCTTGTGCCATGAGTTTGTAGGCATACGGAACTTCTACTTTCGCAAAGTGTGTGTGATTGTTACACATCTTACACAGGTGTATCGTCGTATCCGCATTTTCATACATCGCATTTGCGTTGCCGTCATTATAGGAGGCAATCATACCACATTTCTTACAAACAAAGACTGAATACTTGTCTGATACATCAAACATCCTTTCTCTACAAAATTTGGACATTCCGTGTGCGATCATTACATCGCGCTCCATCTCACCTATTCTGAATCCACCATCTCTACTTCTACCTTCCGCGGGTTGCCTTGTCAGATTTACCATAGGACCAATAGAACGACTGTGTTGCTTGTCCGCGACCATATGCTTCAATCTTTGATAAAAGACGGGCCCGATGAAGACACTGGTCTCCAATTGTTCGCCAGTCAAGCCGTTATAGAGGATCTCGTTGCCATAACTCTCATATCCGAGCTTCTGGAGTTCAGAAGCAATGGTCTTCACGTCTAAATTTCCAAAACCGGTTCCATCGCCAAACATACCGAGTTCAAGCAATACTTTACCAAGCAGAGTCTCCTTCAGTTGTCCAATGGTCATTCGGGAAGGAATCGCATGAGGATTGATAATAATGTCTGGGCGATGTCCGTCCTTCGTAAAAGGCATATCGCATTCTGGAATAATATTACCGACCGTTCCCTTCTGTCCGTGCCTAGAACTGAACTTGTCACCATATGTAGGCTTTCTCAGTGTGCGAAGGCGGACTTTTGCGAAATTATATCCATCACCATTCCTATTTGTGTAGTTTTTATCTACATACGATTCTTCGTTTGTGCGGAACGTCTTACTCTGGTCTTCGTATTTGATAACCTTCGTCAAATCATTCTTGTTTTCTTTGATAGGAACAATCTTCGCGATGATAATGTCGCGGTTTTCTACCAACTGATTTTCACTAATGAACCCTTGATTGTTGAGCTTTTCGTAATTGCCATATTTAATGCTACGCGTCTTACTCGGGTCGGGTTTACATCTGATGATTTCGTCACGAATGATGTTCTTATCTTCGTCTTTTTCCGTGTGATAAATTGTCGCCATGAACAACCCTCGGTCAATGGACGCCTTATTAATCAAGACACTATCTTCCTGGTTGTAACCAGTATGTGTCATAATCGCAACATGAATCTGCGTCCCCGATGGAATATTGTTCAAATGGATGAAGTTCATGAGACGCGTATCAACCAGCGGTCGGGTTGGGTAGTTCAATACATATGCGGTCTTATCCATACGACTATCATAATTTGTCGCATATACACCCATCGCCTGTTTACCCATAGCACACTGATACGTATTTCTAGGGGCTTGATTGTGGTCAGGGAAAGGAATACATGATGCTAACACTCCGAAAATCGTGCTGGGGTGAATCTCACAATGACTGTATTTAAAATGCCCTTCGTGTTTGGTGGTTTTCATGAACTTGTCTTTGCACTTCATCGCAATCATACTATAGTTCTGTTCTTCTGGGTCAATATATTCAATGACTGACTCGTCTAGAACACAACTGGTGATGAGGTCGTTCCATACCAATTCCTTGTTGGCTAGTCGGTCAATAATGTCTTTTGTGATAAGTGCCTTGTTGTCTCTGACTTTTAGAATAGGTCTGGTTAGGCGACCGCCGTCGTTACAAATTCGGAT